GTAGACCACTCTTTGAAGGCAACGAGGTAATTCAACGACTTCGCTATTGCCTTGCCCGCGCCGTTTTCCGCTTGCGCTGTTGTGTACTCCAACGCTGTCCAGCTTGCAGGGTTATCTTCCGCAGAGTTGTAGATAACGCCGTTTACGTCCATCACGCAAAAATAGCCGTTAATGTACGCAATGCCGGGGACAGTGTTTCTCCCGCCTGCGGCGGTTATTGTTCCGGTTGCCGGAGTCGTTGGGCTTCCTGCAATGCTAAAGGTAAACGATGCGCCAGTAGCGCTTCCCGGAGAACCCGCAAAAATAGTGCCAGTTGCGGGGGTTACAGGATTAGTGACAATCGTTGTCGTTGTCCCGCCACCTAAGTTATACGTGAAGGTTGTCGCGCCCGTAACGGTTATTGCAAATGTTCCGTTGTACGCCGTTGGCGTTGCACCCGCAATCGTGACTTGTGCGCCAGTTTGGTAAAAGTGGTCGCTAGACGTAGTTACTGTTGCAACGCCGTTAGCAGATGTAATGCTTGATATTGTTGGTCGGTTTATCGAAAACGGCGCGTCAAACTTCCCGCCTGGGCCGGGGCTTGGCATTGGGAAAACGCCACCTGCAGCCGTAAAGGTAAATCCAACACCGCCACCGCTAACGGATGAAACGGTAAACGGGCCAAGACTTCCAAAGTTGGCAACAGCAGCCGCGCTTGGGTTGAAAGTAAACACCGTACCCACCGCAATTGGCTGTCCGGTATAGCTTGCCCCACTATTAAAGAATCTAATACTTTCGCCAGTAAACACCGTTGGGCTACCAATCGTGTTTACCATTTGGAAGCCATAACCCCCAAGGAAAGTGGAGATTATGGGGGAACCAGTAGCAGGACTTGCTACCGATGCCGCCGTAGGTGTTGTTTGACTGCTATCACTCGTCGTCACCGTAAAGCTAAACTGCGTAGGGCTTATCCAAGTGATTGCAAAGTTGCCGTTGTACTGAGACTGAGAAGCGCCAGAAATAGGCACTACATCGCCAGTCTTAAAACTATGCGGCTGCGACACGGTTGTTGCTGTTGCTGTCGTTCCTGAGCGCGTGATGGTAATTTGCACAGAAGAATTAGGAACAGAGGTTGACGGAGTTACACCAGTCACCGTTTGAGCGCCGTTGTAAGCCGATGGTGTAGCCCCCGCAATCGTAACCGTTGAACCTACTTGGAAATTAGTATCAGTCGGCGTTGTGACAGTTGCCACCGTCCCTACACGTGTGAGGCTCGTAGCCGTTACCGTGTACGTTCCCGGATAGTCAACATCGGTAATCTGCGACACAACCCCAGCAGGGGTGACTGTCCATGCTTGTGATGCGTTCTTAATCATCAACAACGACGAAGCCGCGTTGCTGCCTGAGTCTTGCGCGGTGAACTGTAAACCCGCGTTAGTTGGGGAGAGGTTGGTAGACGAGTCAATAACGGGATAAGTAAAAGCTGTTGCCCCGAAATTAAAAGTAGCGCCCGTGCCCGAGGCGTTCGGGAAGCTGCCCGCCGCAAATAAAGCGCCTGTTGGTACGTTTGCACCAGATGCAGTGTAAACCAGTGTGCCGTTTTTGTAGAACCTAATCGTTCCTGCTGTGGCGCTGTAATAGATGCCGATATGGTCAGATGTTGTATAGGTTGCAACCGTCGTAAGCGTTGCGCCGCCCTTTTTGATTGTGCCGTCACGGGCATAGCCAATGCTATTTGCGGTTGCTCCTATTTCCGTTTCAAACGGAGTCTGTGAGGCGTTAACCATCCCCAAAGCCATGCCTGTCGGCGTGGATGCGTTGTTTAATACTTCAAAAAACCAAGTTCCACTGGAAACTGCCGCCGTGCTTCTGACGTACCCTTGATTTGGGCTGCCAGAGTTAGAGAACGTCAGATTACCGCCGCTTACGGTTTGATAAAACCCTTTGTTCGTTGGGTCCAGCGTTAGCGCGGGGTATGTTGTTGGTTGCAGCCCCTGATTAAAATAGTCCCCAATCACGCTATTAAGTACGCCCGACCACCAATACAACAACTGCGCGGTTCCCACCCGAATTAGCGAACCAATCGCCAAGCCCGGACGCTTACGAACCATCGATAACTCACCCGCAACTTCTACTAATCCATTCTGGACGCGGCTACCTTTGCTTAACGTGCCGTCTTCAGATTGGATTGACGCTGCTAATGGGATTCTCATGGCTCGTCAGTGATGATGTTAGAGCGGTACTGTCCAACCAAAATAGGCAATTCGGTGTAAGCCTTGATCGTGGTGGAGTTCATGCGCTTGATGTTGTTCTTTGTCTCTCTTGCGATGCCGACAATCTCAGATGACAAGGGAGCCTGATATTCAGGGGCTAAACGGATAGCAAGGTTATAAGCAATTGCATCTTTCCAACCAGGCGGCAAATCAATCGTTTCACCTAGCGATAAGGCCAAAACAGGCGTACGGGTCAACAGAACAAGCGTGGAACCGGACGTAGGAACGGGGTAAACAAACAGTGTTCCCGTTGGCATCGAGGGCTGATAGTAGGCAAACTCAGGCCAAGTTGATGACGAAGTTTTTGCACAAATCGCGGCATATTCAAACTCGTTAATCATCCGCACGTCATACGAATAATTATTGTTCAGCACATACGCGGAGAGAATCTCAACCGGACGAGTGGTTACGAGGTTTCCCGCAGGCCCGATGGTGTAACTTGACTGACCAGAAACTAGCGTGAGGTTTTCCGTCCTGATCGCGTAGCACATCAAACGCTCATTGCGCCACGACTCGAGCATAGCGTTTAACGCTTCAAGCGCGTCTGTACGCTCTTGCGTGGTCGGAGACTCGCCCGAGTTCGTCTGTACGAGAATCCGTAGTGCGCGGTCAATCAGGGTAGTTGAAGTAGCCATTATTTCTTAGGACGCCCGCGTTTAGGGGTTTCGTATCTTGTTGGTTCTACGTTCGGGAAATACCAAGCGTTCTCAGCCGAATTAGGGTCAACTTTCCAGCCGCGCTCAAGATGCAGGTTTAGCTGCGTGTGATCGTACACATGGGTTGCGCCGTGTTCGTCGTGAATAATTCGGAGAATCATTGTTTATCTTTCACAGCAATTCCTATCAAGTCGAAACCCTCACCGTTAACGTGGACTTGGGCGAAACCTGCTTCTTTTAGTGCGTTGGTAAAGGTTTCAGTGACAAACCCTGTTTTATGCGCCATGTACGGGTAATCTTTTATGAGGTCAATCTTCCCATAGAACATATCCCTAGCCGTGATCGGCCCCGCTTCGGAAACGTACAAAACATTTTCAGTTGGGGATAACCCGTCAAGTTTTGGGACAACGATAATTGCAAAGCCACCGGGCTTCAGCACCCGCAGAAAACTCTTTAGAGCAGGGACCACTTCATACTGATATACGTGTTCTAACGTGTGTGACGTAAACAGCGCATCAAACTCGTTATCCGGAACGCCGACCATATCCACAATGGATGCGACATAATCCAAACCATCGTTGGGGACTATGTCTAGCCGATATTCTTTGTATGCCGAAAACATTTCCGGCAATGGCGCACCACCGCAACCCGCATGTAGCATCTTCATGGCTTGTAGTTACTCAGATAGTCGTGATACGTGCCGCCGTATGTCTCGCCCTTCGATCCGTTGTGGACTAGGTTTAGATGAGGTGGACACCAAATAGACTTGCCCATCTCACGCCATCTACGGCTAAACGCGAAGTCCTCACCGTACCAGATGCCCTCATGTGCGCCGTGGTTGAACAAATCCACGTTTCCTTCATCGCCTAGACGGAGTTCAGGATACGCCACAAGATACTGAGCAATTGCCAACCGAGATACGCGAAGAAAGCCAGCGGGAACAGCGAGCATTTCTACACAGCCATCACTACGAACCATCGGGCGTTTATTAGGGCCGAGTAACGGAATCCCCATAAAGCGCGTTTCGTCGTTCGTTTTGTAGCGGTAATTTCCTGCTACAACATCCCCCTCTGTTTCCAAAAGGGTAATTAAATCTTTGGGTTCCCACGACATATCATCATCAATAAAAACGATATGCGTAGCGCCCCATTTCAAGCACTTCCCTAAAGCCGTAGCCCTTGCCCCCGAAATATAAGGGCAACCAATCTCCCATACAGCGGAGTGTTCCCACCCCGCCGCGTCAAGAGAAGGAACAGACCGTTCCCAAGCCGCTAAATTGGCTGGATTCGGTCTATCCCTAGTAGGGCTGCATATAGCAACCCTCAAGCCGCGCCTTTCCAAAGTCCAAGCGCTTGTAGTGTGTTACCAACTTCGATCAGATATGCCATCTGCGCGGTTGACAGGGCGGTAGTAGACGCCGTACCGATAACGGAAGTTGCTTGTGATGCTCCGGCGCGTTGCGTTACTGGGGTTGTCCCAAAAAACGCAATTTTGTCGGATGCACTGATACCCATTTGCATACCGTCCGGGCTGTTGTAGCCCAACGATTCAAAAGATGTTGCAATTGCCATGATAACTCCTAAAAAGAAAAGGGGGCCGAAGCCCCCGTGATTAGTTCGTGATACGCGAAGCCCATGCCGGACGCATTGCAAGGAAGCCCCACAAGATGTCAATACGCATCAACATTTCATCATTGCGGATATCCGAGGCTTGCCACACACGCAAGGACAGGCCGTCTTGGTTCATGCGGGTACACTTAATCGCGTCATCCATCAACGGCAAGTCAGCCGTAACGAAAGCAAACGCTTCTTTGTGGTACATGAGGTTTTGACGGTAAGCTGTTGAAGCCGTACCCACAAACGTCATCAACTTGGAGTTGAAGTCGGTTGTCGCCAACACAGCACCAGCCGAAGAGCAAACGTTTTGCTTCGCACCCGACAAGAAGGTCGGAGGCGAAACGGTGACAGCACCAGTGGAATTGGCGGTAGCCACAAACTGCTGCAGATAGCCGAGAGACTGTTTTGTCTCAGGGTGGCAAGCAAACACGCCAGCAACAGTGAAAACGTCGCCTTTATTAATGTTACCGTCTGAGCCGTTCATGGTGATGTTCGTACCGCCGTTGGTCACCGCAGCCGAGGCCGAAGTGTTAACGGTTACGTCCGAGCCTACGGTGTGCGTGTAGGTGCGGTCGTTTTCGTAGAAGGTAGCCATCTGATTTTTACCGATGTAACCCTCACGGAATGCCTCTTCCACTGTACCTTGTGGGCTAAACAGCGGCTTGATACCGTTGGTGAGGGATGCCATCGTGCCAGAATCCAACTGCAAGAAGCGGTTAGAGTCTTTCGGAGCCAAGCCTTGATTCAAACGAGCGCGGGCGATACCGATTGCCGAGGTATCCGAGAAGCCGGAAGTGACCGTACCAACTGCCGTACCAGCCGTACCAGCGACGTTGTAAGTGGCTTGAGTTGCAGCCAACAAACAATCACCGTCAATACGTGAGGTGAGAACCGACATAGCTGGTTCAATGTAACGCTTGCTTAATTCGTCAATCGACAAAGCGAGTTCGGTCGAATTGAAGCGCATGTCAACGTGGTACTGAGATGCGACGGTCAACGACTGTGTGCTTTCCTCTTGGTCTTGCGCGTCCATAACTCGTGAAGCGGTTGTTACCGAGTATTGGTTAGGGTTACGCAAGCGGAGTGTGTCGCCGATTTTTGCGCCCGTTTTGGCGTAAGAATCGTCGTAGCTGCGGGTAGTTGTACCCACGAAGGTGGCCTTTTCGTGCGCGATACGCAGCGCCTCTTTAGCCACCATATCAATGGTGCTTAATGTATTGCTCATTGTTTTTCCTTTGGTTTAGAAGTTACTTCAACCGCGCCATTTCTTTCCGTCGCTTGGCGACAAATTCATCCCACGGCAGATTGAAGGTGTCCGTCCTTACAGATGCCTTCGTGCCACTAGGTTTAATGGGCGGTGGTGCGTTGGTTGGTGTGACGGGCGCACTTAACTTCGTCTCAATCTTGGCAATCTCACGAACTTGCGCGGCTGGTGACAGCCTTGCGATGCGGTCTACTTCGTTCGGGTTTTGTCCGAGGAAATAGGCAACATCAGCCACCAATGGCGACTCCAAAACCGCCTCTTCCATCATCTGAGGCATGGCAAAGGTGGTCGCAACTTCAGCCCAATCGTCATATTTGCTAATGGCCTCGTCGATCTTGGGGCGCAATGCTTCAGCACGTTTGACGTTTAACTGTTGTTCTTGAAGCCGCCAACGTCTTTCGTTTTCGTCGGCAAAACGCTTCTCGATAGCTTGATTGGTTTTCCAATCCGTTAGGGCTTCGGTGTAGCTTTCGTAATCTTGAAACTGAGACAGGTTAGGTTTCCCATCCGGTGCGGCTTGCGGCGGCCTTTGTTGCGTCACTTCTAATTGGCGTTCGGCTGCTAATGCCCTAGCCATTAGTTGTGCGCGTTCGTTAGCCTCTCGCTCATACCGTCGAGATTCTTTTGCGAGCCGTTTCTGAACGATCTTGTCTACCTCGGATTGAGATAGCATCTTTTCAGT